CCCTCAGCGTGTTCACTACTTCCAATTTGAAACATAGTATTAACTACTAATGTTAGCTTTTCGTTTAATTCTCTTTCTTCCATTTTAATTTACTTTAATCATTATATATATTAGTATTACTGTTGTTAGGTTCATCATAAACCACATCGGAAAGGTGTATTTCTTAACACTTAGTGTGTTGCGCCTGTCCTTACGCCTAATTTGGTATCTCTTCATTTTATTTATTTTAGTTTAAAGTAACTCGTTAACATATCTCACAAACATAGTGTCTTTTACATCAATAAAGTCATCAGATTTCCTACTCCAGTAAAGTAGTGTCGTTCTGTCCTTACCGAAGAAATCTTTTGCCGCACGCTCCATACTTGATGTTCTACCATACTTTATCTCAGAAGCCTTGTAAATCGCCATCCTCTTTGTAGTGTTGTCAAATCCACGAACATTGTTCTGCTTGGCATCGTACTTAATTTGATTGCACATATTCACAATGTCCGCCTTGATAACATCTACCTCTTGTATGTCTATTGGCTCTGGGATGTATATCTGATTAACCTTGTCAATTAGATTTTCAACAGTCCTACCATTAACACCAATCATATCCCTCCACTTAGTAAGTATGTCAATGATTGCATCCTTCTCTTCTTTCTTCATCTGTCTATCTCTATTAGTATCCCTTCATTAAAAAACATTAAGTCTCCGTGTCCAAACCTATCATCGCCTCGCAAGTTAAGCATTGTCATCGTAAACTCGTATGCGTAATCGTAATCATCTAGCTCTAAGACAATCTTATTGCCCAAGCATTTGAATGTTTCAGCGTCAGGGTGTTCTGCCGCTACACGTACTGTTAGTTTAATACTTTCTTTCATTTCATTAGTTGTTTTAGTTGTTCTACTTTTCTTATCACTATCAAGTCTTTTCCTGTTACCATGTAATTATTGCTATTATAAATGTTCCTACCATTAAAAATATCGCTACGTTAAATAAAACTCTATCCATGATTCTACACCTTCTATCCATCCATCTATACCTGAAGTGTATGGAAACCCTCCTGGAGAAGGCATTTATGTTCCTGTCGTATCCTTGTAGGAAGTAACAAGACAGAGCCACAAACATTGTAATTCCAAATATCCACCACATTACTTTATCAGTCTATATACGCTGAACTTATTGAACTGCCTACCCGTAGCCGTAATGAATCCGTTGCTATTAAGTTTGTCTGCTATCTCTATCAGTTCCAGACCCTTATCCTTCAGTTCACTTGCGTATGGTCGTGCCATCCTAGTATTGCGATTGTTCTTGAATCTCTGTCTTATTACTTCTCCAGACTTTCTCCTACCATCGTCTGTCAGGTTCTCAGGTGTTCCTAGTGAAGTTATGTTACGACCAGACCTAGACAGGTACATACCATCCTTCCTTATCCTCTCTTTTATTGAAGCAAGACCAGCCTTAGTTCTAGCAGATATAGCTTCAGCTTCACTTTCAGCTACAGACGCTAATAGATTGATAGTCAGCTTGTTAGCGTTAGGATTGTCGCAACAAATAAAGTCAACTCCAGTTCTACTAAGGCTTGATATAAAGTGTACATCACGGGCAAGTCTATCAAGTTTAGCTATCAGTAGCTTCGCCCCCGTCTCCTTACACATTTCGATAGCCTCCGCTAGTATAGGTCGTTCACGTTTCGATGTTCCTGTCTCCTTCTCTGTAAACTCTTCAACGATAGACCCATTCCTGGCGTATCCTTGAACCATCCTTACCTGAGCCTCAAGACCAAGACCTGACTCCCCTTGTTTCTTGGTGGAAACCCTATAGTATGCTACGTATCTTTCCATCTCAGCAAGTCATCTTATTAAGGTTGTTGATGTACTGCTCTTGTTGTTCTTTTGTTCTCATTGTTTATATGTGTCTCTTTATTGAATATAATTCGTTATTTATTTCCTTTTCTGTTTGTAAGTGCTTTAGTATATCACTTGCAGTCGCTTTTTCCCTTACTATATACCAGTAGTCGTAGTCTCCAGTAACCCCGTACTCAGTCTCAATTACCGTGTATATAGATTTCTTGATATGCTCCACATCTATTTCGTCAAAGAAGAATAAGCCTTCGTTGTCCATTCTTTCTATGTCTTTATCGAAAGCCACCCCCTCTATCGTCAACCTCAACTCTATCTCGAATCCATCGTCATCACCTTCTGTATGAATCACCCAATCAACCTGATTGTACTTTCCTTCATCACCTAGTCTGTATATTATGTATTTATTTTTCATCTTTTATCTTTGCTAGTATTAGTGGTTCTTCTGTTTCTGTGGATGGATTGTAGCAATCTGGACACCCGTGATGATACACGTACTCTCTTGTTTCAGTTCCTACCCATCCGCATTTTGAACATTTTACTTTAACGCCATTTTCAGTATAGTACTCCCCATCGACCCCACTATATCCATCAGCCCACTTTAAGTCTATACCGTAGCCTCTTCTCTTCATCATGCTACTCCATGATAGGAATTGTTCTTTACTAAGGAACTCGGCTATCCCGTACTCTCGTCTACCTTTCTTGGTAAGGTGAAATGTTGCTCTTCTCATCTTGAATATCTTATTATTATTATCGCCAGGCACAATGCCATTACTAATATGTTTGCTATCAGTCTAATGTATTTCATGGCTCTGAGAATAGCTCTACGGTTACTACTGCGTTAGTTATAACAGGAATCCTGAGTATATTTTCTACGTCAGCCTTTCTTAATGCCTGTGTTACCGCTAATGACAACGCCCCTTCAAGTTGCTCTGTCTCCCCATCAAATATTTCAATGTGTTTGTATATAGCGTTAGACACATCTATTATCTGAGAGAATTTCTCTATCTCTTTCATTTGTTTGTCTGTAAATCCTTCCATTGTTCTGTTGTTTTATATTACAATTACTTTTCTTCTCCTAATATTTTTATGTCAAGAATCTTACTTTTTGTTTCTGAAGAAAGTAATTTGCATCATATGTAGTAAAGTCTGAGTGCAATCTTTTTACTAATGCAATCTCTCTCGGCTCATCTCTGTTGTAGTCTACGGTAATTCCTACGCACTTACAAAAGCAGTATTCATCGCTTCCACCTTCTATTCCAGACTTCCTTCTTCTAATTGATTCCGCCTCTGATATTAAGTAGACCTTTATGAGGCTACCTTTGAACGGTCTACTGATAAACTCAGTTACCGCTTTATCTTTCGATGTTTCAATTTGCAATTTTAGTTGTTCCATTTTTCTGTTACTTTTCGTTGTTTGTATTCTTCTATCTTATCTACTACCCTGAACGCTACCACGTATAGGGCAAGTGTTATATACTCAATCGGTTTCATTTATTTCCTTTAGTTTATATTCATCTGCACAGTCATCTATAGATTCAAATATTTGACCTATTATCCATTCTCCTTGTAACACTTCATCAAGTACATCTTGAGCCTGATCGTTTGTAGCTTCAAACCTACCTTTCACATCGTCAATGTGCCACAGGTTTTCAGTATAGTACCCTCTGCTTGTTAGTTCGTCCTTTAATTCTTGCGTTGTTAAGTCTTTCATGCTTTCTTGTTTTTGTTAATCAATAAACTACTCTTCTTCTACTCCTGCCGCTTCCAATAACTCTACATCTTCGTTGTCGATGTGTTCGGCTAAGGATTGTAGTTCGGCTAACTCACCGTAGCTTATTCTTTCGGCTCTGAGTTCTTGTCTTAGGTATTCTAATCTTTCTTTTTCCATATTGTTTTAGTTGTTATTGTTCCTGACATATAAAAATGAAGTGTAGGATGCTTCTCCCCATATAGTAATTAAGCGTGTACTAATACTCTCTTATCACTCTCGTACTTCTCTATGATGTTAAAGGCAGTAAGGTTCTTCTTGTATCCTCCACCAAACATTAGGTGGTGGTCATCTGACTTCTCCATGTGGTTGGTGTAGTAGGTTACCGCATTGAACAGCCCCCATAGTGTGCCGCCCTTCTCGGAAGTCTCACGCTCTAACGCCTTCTCAAAGTCTGATACCTGATTCTTCTTACGTGTACCGACCTGAGATTCCTTAGTGTTCATGTCAACATTAAACACATTAGCCATTACACGCTCAAGTATTGTCCTATCGATATTTACATCATTAAAACGCTTGAAGGTGTCCATCAGATTAGAATCCTCATCCATTGCCTTCTTAAACTCAGTAACTGCCATTGCTAATCGGTCACTTGCAGTCAATGTATGCCTGAACTTACTAAGGTCTTTCATCGCCTTATGGAAAGTGTTAGAGCAACTGATAACCGTGTTGGTACTACCGAAGCCTATCGAAGATGTACCATCGTGAGAGTTAAGGCAAGTGATGTGTCTCTTCAGCGTGTCAGAGCCAACGTGTTCATCCTTTAGAGATAGCTGATAGTATATCTTCTTACCTCCTCGCATCTCGCCACCTCTAATGTCTCCACCAAACATATCCTGAATGCCTACTATCGTGTCGGCTAACTCAAAGTTCTGCATAGCCTCGTATCGGTTACCGACAGACCCAAGCCAACCATTATTGTCTGACCTAAACATTCCGAATGTTTCAGTAGGCATTTCGATGATTCCATCGTCCGTCACCTTAGTGGCGATTAGTGGTTCTTTAGATACAGTCCAATTAGTTCCCGTTGACTGTAGTGTTTCAAATACTCTTTCTTGTTTTGTCATGCTTTCTATTTGTTTTAGTTTATTTTTATTTGTTTTTGAATGCTAAGTTGAATAATGGGATTAACACAAGTGCATACACGCACCCTAATGTTATTCCTACTGCCATCGACCTGGTGCTTGGGTCAACTATTGCCCCTAAGAAATCACTTATGCAATTACCTATTGCCGCACCTATTACTGCTGAGAGGAAAGGGTTGGTGGCTCTATTAAACCACTTGGCAATTACTACGTCAATCTCAAAGCCGATGAAGGCGCAGAAGATTAAAACTCCATTGTCTACCATCCCGTAGACGTTGCCTGATACTAAATCTATTTCCATGTTTTCTATTTGTTTTTGTTGTTAATGTTCCTGACTATTAAAAGTAAACTTTACGGTAGCACCTTACTCCTTCCTTATCATATACAGTACATAGGTCTGTAATGGTGGCTACCTTGTGAAGCCATCCGTTCTTGCAATACTTTCGTACTACCTCGTAAACGGTCTTACCCTTGTGCTTCAATTCTGTCTTGCGTTCTGAAATTAGTTCTGTCGTTTGCATTGTCTTTTGTTTTTAGTTGTTTATAATTTACATTTTTCGATTATTGTCTCAAACACATCGTAATAGTGGTTGAAAATATCTTGTGCTTCAGAATTGTAACGGGTATCGCCATTATCCTCCTCCACGTAGATATTCTCTGGTCTATCTTCCCATTCCTGAACTAACATATATTGCGCTAATTCACTTGCTAATTCTAATTTGTTGATTGTAATGTTTTCCATTGTCTTTTGTTTTTAGTTGTTATTGTTTGTTGTTTTAATTCGTTAGCTAAAGTAGTTGTGTTCCTGACAGTAAAATGTCATCTACCTGACAAATACGTTAATAAGCACTAATAGGTAGTTTTTGGTTCTGCTCGAAGGACGTTCCTTCAACACTATCATCAGGATTAGTTACACCGTGGAAATACTTCCGTAGTTCGTATGCAATCTCCACAAGGTCATCGTCCTCCTTCCAATTATCGATGTTGCAATCACTCGCTATACCTCCGAGCATTCCACCGCCTAAGTAGTTTTGGTATGCAGTCATCTGACCGTTGTGTCCGAACTCCTGTAGGTCAATCTCTACGCCACCTCCACGAGATGTAATCTTTTCTCTGATAATTTTGTCTTCAAATGTTCTCATAATTTATCTGCTATTGTGTTTATGTTTTCTTTTAGATATGTAGCCATACAGTCGTATTCACTACACTCAGTGTCGTTATAATCGGAGCCTAAGTAGTCTTTTAGTGTCTCCACCAATACTGGATAGCTTAGGTCGTATTCAAGTTTCAAGTCTCCTACCCTCTGCTCTACCTCGCTAAGTAGAAGGTAGAATATTTGACTGAAGATTAGGAATTGATATTCGTTATACTTGTTCATATCGCTTTTAGTTTTACCGCATCGTAAAGTGCGGATTGGTTAATACTGTCCTTGTAATCGTCTATTAATGTCATATCAGTAATGGTTGCGGTGTAATCATTACCGTAGTAACTAATGGTTACCTTGTAATGTCCATTACCAGCAAATCTTAGTTTGGTTATTCTTTCTGACTTTGTCATCGTTCCTGTCTCTTAATATTCATTACTTAAGTTACTTAGGTACTCGACCAATACCTTGTGGCTACAGAACTTGAACTCCTTATTCAACTCCTTTCTTACATTGCTGAAGCTAATAGCCTCGCACTCTAAACCATCCAATACTATCGCAGTTGGAGCCTCTGCATTGTACACTTCTCCTGAGAAGCATCTACCGTTTTCAATCGTTTCGTAAATCATTTCGTTTTTGTTTTAGTTGTTAATGTTTATTGTTTCAATTCAAGTGTTTACCGCAGTACTGTTGGCAATTCTCAATCAACTCCAAATACCTATTGTAATACTCGTTCCAAACCTCTTGTGCTTCGTCCGTGTAGACTGCAATTACAGCAGTTAGGTCATCATAAATTTGCCCCTTGAACTCGTCCTCTAACCTATCGGAAGCTAAGTCCGATGCTAACTCTACCTTGTTTAATGTTACGTTTTCCATTGTGTTTCGTTTTTGTTTATTCAAATGTCTGTGTTCCTGTCCTATTAAAATGTCATCCAAATGACAATTACTTAATTTCTCTCTCGCCAACTATCTTGTGTCCATACTTTTGCTCCATTAGATTGCACCAATTATTGTAATGTCGCTCCCCGTTGAAGGTAATCTTGTACGTCTTGTAGCTACCTCTCCTTGTCTTTACATCTATTTCGTAATTCATATTCGTTAAAGTTTAATGTTAAGTGTTACTATCGCTATTAATACTACCGTAAGTACTGCGTAAATTGTATCTGAATGTCTTTCTAATGTTCTCATTTCGTTTTGTTTTAGTGGGTAGAGCCGAAGCCCTACCCTTGTTCATATTAAAGTTGTGTCATACAGTTTGGGCAATACTCAAATGCATCTGCTACGGTAGTTCCGCACTTGTAGCACTTGTCTGTATCATCTATGCACTTAATTTCCTCGCCAATTTGAAGGTCGAATATCGCAATTTGCTCACGTTCCTGACCTACCTTAATTGCCTTACCTTTGGAGTATTCGTCCTTAGATAGTAGTTGAGCCACATCTAAGTAGAATTTACCTTCGTGTTCCCATCCGCCTAGGATAAAGTCTTCCCTTGCGAGTAGTGTAATATGCTTGTTCACATACTCTTGGTAATCGGCTTCCGTAGGTAGCTTCTCGAATACGTTTTCCGTTGCCTTGTGGAATGCTACAGAATAGTTATCCGAGCCGAAAACGTTACCGAAAGTTAAACTGTAAGAGAAGCCACCGTTCTCGATTAATTCTGTGTTAAGTGTTCTTAAGTTCATTTGTTCTAAGTTTAAAAGGTTATTGTTTGTTTTGTGTTTCTTAATTCGACTGCAATGTAGTTACGTTCCTGCCCCTAAAATGTAATGTAGATGACAATTACTTACTTTTTGAAAATAATGTAGCAATTCCAAAGATGATTGCTATTAGGTTAATCACCACCACTAGCGAGAAGCTACCTTCATTCATATTGCCAATGGCAAATTCATAGTTGCATAGCATAGCTACAAATGAGAAGAAGGTGCTGATTAAAACTTGGAATAATTTGTTCATTTTGTTTTTGTTTTAGTGGGTTACCCCGTTCGTTTGTTTCTGATACAATTTTCGGCATTAGGTTTTACGTGGAATGTCGGCTAGATGACATTTATATAACATCAACAAAAATAATCCTAAAGATAAGCCTGTAAGTTACTGAAGGACAATGAGTTAGATGACAATGTTCCTGACGTAAAATAATCACTCAAGTACACCTAACTTATAAGGCAAACACACACGTACACCATATATATAGCAAATGGCTTTTGAAGGCTTAAACCTAAGTTTCTTAGGCATCTAAATTTCCAATGGAAAAAGGTATTGAAGTGAGAAGTATTATTCGTTTA